TTTTGCCATGTTATTCCCGATTCTTTGTTACGTTACCGGATTGATACAGTATGTTATACAGTCTTGGATCAAGTAAGCTAGGTGGAATCATATCTATGCCACGACCTGCTACACCTGCTCCGTAAGCAGCCTCACCAACCAATCTAGGAGATGATGCAGCCAATGATGCTAATGCAGTAGGGAATCCACCTAAAGAGTAAGCTCCTAAACTTGTAGGTATCGCTGTAGCTCTTTGTAGTCCTCTAGGAGTCATTTCGCTCAATGCTTGACCTGCTAGTGCTGGCATAATGTCACGACCACCTGCTTGCGTTAATTGCTCTGCTAACTGCTTTCTCTGACCGTAATTCGTATTTACGTTATTACGCATCAAAGACTGTAGTTTTCTAACTCCAGTATCAGCAGAAGCCTTGTTTCCTAACGATAAAGCACGCTCAATCTCACGAATCTGCTCAGTCGAGTCAGAGTAATTCTTCATTACTCGTGAATACGTTGGAGCTTGCTTAGAAATCTCTGATTTAATGGAGTTATATACGTTACCAACAGCAGCACGAGCGTTTTTCTGCTCGTAAGGAATACCCTCAAGAACATCACCAACACGCTTCTTTAGCGCATCCATACCTTCAGGAGTATGGTATTCAGCAGGATTTTCATTCTTCCAATCATCGACAATACGCCTGACTTCAGCCACATCGTCAGCAGCCTTCTGGTTAATTACCTTACCTTTATAGACGGTACGATTTTGAGCATTAACCAAAGATTTATCAATACCTGCAAAGTCTAATATTGTCTTGTCATTCTTAATGTTAACCATGCCAGAACGATATTCATTCTGTTTGGCTATATTCATATCTGCTAAATTCTGTTTTGCAGCATCCAAAACATCCGTTATAGGTACTTCACCACGAATATTTTGCTTAAATTCTTGAGCTGCTTGACCACCTGCACGACCAGCCTTATATGCCTGACTGATAGCCTCTGTACCTGCACCAGTTGATACACCTAATCCTTGTTTAGCTAACTTAGCCCCACCAGATACAACAGCAGTAGTGCCTTTTGCAGCTAACGATAATGGTTCTACAGCAGCACCAACCTTACCAACAGTAGGAAGAACACCACCAACTCCAGTAAGAGCAGTAGATACGTCAGCCATAAAGCCAGCAGGATCATTTGCAATAGTACGTTTAGCATTTTCTACACTACCGTAACGATCAACATACATTTGACCTACTTTATTTGCAGCCTCACGAGATGCTTTATCTTCGCCTATAGCCTGAACTAATCTCTCTGGAAGAATATTCTGTAATCCACCCGCAGCAACGTCTAACACTGCTTTACCTGTTTGCAGTGGGCTTGTAACTGCTTGATAAACTCCACCTACCAAATTAGCAAAAGATGACGGTAAGTTTGAAATTGCTTGTGTAGCTACATCACCAGCACTTAATTTAGGAGCTGGTTGTTTTAATATATTAGTTTGAATAGCCTGAGATATTTGAGCATCGCTCATTGAGTCAGGAAACTCAACCCTGCCATACCCAGGAACCTCAATAATTTTAGGCATTATTCAATTCTCCCTGTTTCCATATTGTATTTTCTTACGCCACCAGTAGGAGCCGCAGCAGGAGTCGCAGGACTTGAATTAGGATTTAAATATTGGTCAAACTCACCTTGATAACGATAAGTCTTAGAATATTCATTAGGAATTGTCTTTAATGCGCGATCAGCATTGGTTATGTATTTTTTTAATTGTGTTGTAAGTTCTTTTTCAGACATACCTGCTTTAATTGCAGCACCAATATTAGACAAACCTTCCATTTCTTTTTCAGTAACAGAACCAACAGCTCCACCAGTAGGTGATGCCGCCCTCATTCTTTGTATCTCAGACACAAATGATCTGGTTTGCAAATTCTTTAATAAGTTATTTGCATCAAAAGCAGTATTTCCAGGTCTTTCTGCAAGTTTTTCAGTGATATAGCCGCCAACTAAATTACTTGATGTTAATGCTTTAATGTACTGCTTATTATTTAATAATTCTTCAGCAGCTTTTTTCTGTTGAGATATATTATCAAGAGAATAATTAGCTAAAGAAATAGTTGCTGGCTGAGATTGAATTAGTTTTTGTTTTTGCTGTACTGGTACAACACTATCCGGCTTTTCAATTAAAGGAATAGTTGTCTGAGTTGCAGTTGGAGTTACTCTAGCCTGTGAAGTTGTAGTTACTGGTTGAGTAACAGCTCTAGGCGCAGCAGCAGGTGTCGCAGTAGCAGCAGTAGTTACTGGAGCAACTTGCGATGTAACTGAAGGTTGATTTTGACCTAAAAATGACGTTCTTGCAGCAGGAACTACACCAGACTGACCAGTTTCAAACTTTAACTTAAGTCCATCATTAAATATTTTAGCCCTATCTGCATCGCTAGGAGCTTCGGCATAACGTAAAGCATTATCTCGTTGTGGCTGAGTTAGTTTTGTTATGTCAGCAGTATTAAATTGAGTTAAAGCGTAGTCTCTTGCTTTTTCATTACCAAGTAAATTACCTTTAGCTGATTCTCTAGCTGCTGTCTGTATGCTTTGTATTCCCTCAAATACCTTATCACCACCAATAACACCGTCTCTAGCTTGTTTAGCTAAGAAGTCAACATTACCTCTTAGGCTTTCTGGAACAGACTCTTTAAGACCTGCAAAGTCAAAGTTAGCAGCAGCAATGTTTTGCTTTTCTTTCGTTAGGTTATTAGCAGCCGTTATGTACTGACTAGCTTGGTCTGCTTTACCTTGTGATGCAGCTATTTGTGCGTTATCTCTTAAAGATTGTATTTGAGCATCTATTTCAGCAGTCATTGATCCTGCTTGAGTAACGCCACCAACACGACCTTGACGTAACTTAGCTAACTCGCCTTCTCTCATTCTGCGCTGTGATATTTCTTTTACAGCTTCAACTGGATTAGCACGAATGTAAGCTACAGCAGCAGGATCACTAGCAATAGTAGGGTCTTGCAATAATTGTCTTACTGCCTCAGCTTGAGCAGCAGCTTGATCTCTTTGTAACTTTAATTGCTGCATTTGTTGAGCTGTACCAATCTGCTTAATACCACCTTCGTAAGCACCACCAGCACCCTCAAATCCACCTGCTACTGCGCCAATAATGTTTTGCAATGCTGAACGTGGAGGGCCATATGAACTCATACCTTTAGCTAATGCTAATCCTGCGCCTAGTAAACCTTGTATCTGCGCTCTCTTTTGTAGTTCAGCAGTTTCTTCAGCACCTAGTAAGCCCTGATAAGCTTTAGGTAAAGTTCCAAAAGGTGTTAAATCTTGTATTGCCATATATCACCCTAATAGTGAAATCGGTTGACCGCCACCTACGACAGTTTGTAAATACGGATTCATATACGACATTGGATCGTAAGGAGCTAATTTACCTCTGCTCTGAACAGGAACAACTGGAGCAGGATTTATTTGATCTGGAGTAAGCACATCCTTAGCTGTAGAAAAACCCATTTGCGTTAGCATAGGATTCTCTCTAGCAAAGCCTTTAAATGAATCAAAGAATGAAGGTTGAGCAGCAGGTACACCACCAGGAGTTAATGGAAATCCACTTGCGCCTGTTGACATTGCGGTAGTTAACGGATTAGCAGCAGCAGAAAATACAGGAGCAGCACTACCAATTAATCCAGGTATTGCTGAAGGAGCAGCCATAGCAGCCTGACCTGCTAATGCAGGAGCAGCACTAGAAACAAGACCAGGAATAGCAGCACTTGCAGCAGCAGGTATTGCAGCAGTAGCAGCAAGAGGAGCCGCAGCCGCAGCAGCCGCAGGTAAGGCAGCAGCAGCAGTGGTAGCAGCAGCAGGAGCAGCAGCACTAGCAGCAGCAGTCATGGCAGCTAAAGTAACTGGATCGTTATATAAGCGAATACCATCTGCGCTATAACCGTTAAATTTATTTGGGATTCTCATTTGTAGTTACTCCTGTCGCATCTTAATTTAATAGTACCGTTTTCTTCACTAGTCTTAAAAAATCCAAGCCGCTTACAAAACTTCAAACCTGCTTCATTTTGACTAACTACTGACGTTACAACGTATCCGTATTGATTAATAGTTTCGTTTAAAATACTTTTTATATATGGAAGAATAGTGCTTTTAGGCTTAATCCCATATCCAACGTGTATCTCATTACCTTTTATTAAAACTCCACCTATAACTTTACTATTCTCTATTAACGGCAATATATTCCAATCTTTTACAGCATTTTCATATACATCAAACTCGAAATTAACTCTGTGCTTTATAGATTCATAAATCATTAACAGAGCATCTTTTTCAAGTTTCTCCATACATATTACTTACCGCCTGACTGAGTAGTCGTACTAGTACCTCCACCAGGTGCGCTAGTGAATAGATTCGTGTACTGTTGTAGTTTACGCTCTGGAGCTGTTTGCTCAAAGTTGTAACGATTAATAGCGTCTTGCAGAGCTTTCTGCTGATACGACTCTTGACCTTGACCTGCTGTGAGCAACTTCTGAATATCTTGGTAATCAGCCTGTGCATAAGTAGGAGCATTACCTACAGCAGTCATTTGTCTGCCACGTTCTGCCTCAGCAGATTGATAAGCTAGATTCCCAGCAGTTTCCGCTAAATTACGACCGAATATGTCCTGAGCTTGACCAACTTGCTGACCCATAGCATTAGATCCATAACGACCAGCAGATGCAGCTTTAGACTGAATACCTTGTACGCCACGAGTATAAGCCTCTGTAGCCTGACGAGTAGTTCCCGCTAATGCACCCTCTAGGAATGGATTAACACCTCGTCCTTCAACAGTAGCTAAATATTCCTTATTAGCTGCTGCCTGAATTGGCGAGCCTGACAAAGCTCTAACTTGAGCAGCCTGTAATGCAGCCTGAGTAGCCTCACTAGGAGAGACATAAGTTTGACCAGGAAAGAATTGCGCTCCAGGAGCTTGATATTGCTTTTTAGCTTCCTCAAGACCATATTCAACATATGGTTTAAGAGTTGGATCAACCCCACTAGTCGTTGTACTGCCTCCACCGCCTCCACCCATATTACACCTCGCAAATCCATTGTTTAGGCTTAAAGCCGAGCTTTTCTGCCTTACGCTGCCAACCTTTACGATGGCTAGAGAAAGTTACATATTTTGCATTAGCTTGACTTGCCAAGCCTTTTATGTATTTTAGCCCATCTTCAACCATTTGATAATCATTTTCTAACGTCCAAGCCGCCCAAACGTGTAGATGTAGTCCAGATGGCTGCAATATAAAGAAGCCACCAAACCTCTGCTCCTTCAAAACTACCCATAGAAGTGATCTATTAGAGATTAAATCTGCATAGACATCTTCTACTATCCAATCCTCTGGGCTATACCCTTTAATTTTGTCCAATGGTGCTTTAATTGATGCCCACCATTTCCGAATATCTGCTACTGGTATATGTCTAAATTCCATTAGCCCACCACAATGTATCCATAAGTTTTATCCGCAGTATTGTTTGTCCAGTGCGTAAGAATAGCACTTCCTTGCTGTTGTGAGGAAACATATACGTTAGATGTTGCTGCTGGAGCTATGTAGTTTAATGTTGTAATTAATGATGCTGTGCTTGGTCTAGTCGGACTAGTCTGAGTTGGTAGATGCTCAAGAGTTATAGAAACATTAGTAGCTGACCAATAAATCTCGATATAGTCATCCTTTGCTAACTCTAAAAAGTAATTCCAACCAACGATAAGATGACCGTCAACTCCACCGTGTTTATTAGGAACTGAAATAAATCCAGTAGAACCTGTAACGTCCGTTCCGTTCTTTCTTAGCCAAACACTAACATCGTGTATCTGTGTATCTGTATTGTTAAACTGACCTGACCACTGAAAGTTATAAACACCAGCATTTCTGACATTCATCCTTGAGCTATTTGATAGATACACACCGTTAGAATAGTCAGTAGTGTCTAACGTCATAGCCGTAGCAGTATTAGCCGTTACAGACTGATCTACAAGGCTTTGAAACGCCCCATAAGGCGCAGAGTCAGCATAAGCAGCAGCAGATACAGGAACCAAGAATATTAAGCTCTCGTTACCTATACGGCTGTCGTATATAGTCGTTGTAGTCGCATTGCCTGTAGCTAAAGTTACCTTGCCAGTATTATTCGTCTTACCGTCCATAATCCCACGAACGACTTCAGCAACTTGTCGCTGATCTCCACCAAAAGGCGGTAACGTCTGAAACTGGACTGTTCTCGTCATCGAGTACCCTGACCTGCTATATCTATTTCAACCGCTACAGCAGTTTTCCAGTTACCACTAGGACTGGTTTTAACCCTGTGATACCTACCTGCCGAACGCAGCCCACAGCGACCCTCAGAATCGGCTACAGACGCATTACCGAACGTAATGGCATCATTTAACAGCTCACGACTTGCGACCGCTACAGAGCCGCTACCAGCGTCCACAATCGGTCTGCCTAACGTAATGACTGAATGACCTACGTCTATGTCACCTGACGTTAAAGCAGCCTGTTTGTACTGACCGCTAAAGGTAACGATATTAGGGCCTCTCGTTGCAGACAATAACAATAGACCACCAACCCACTGACGATCATCTAAAGAGATTCCTAGCGAGTCTATGCTTGCGCTAAATGCGTCCAAACCTTCTAGTGTTACCGATGGAGTCAAAGCAAACGATACGCTATCAGCAGTAGTCTCTGCATAAGACCATTTGTTTAGCGAAATGTTATAAATCAGCAGTAAATTGTCACCGTTCTGTGCAGGAAATAACCAAACAATCAATCTTTTCTCTGTATCTACAGCAGATGACATACCAAACTTTAAATTTGTTAAGTTTGCGTTATCAAAGAACCAGCGATCTATCTTTTCTGTACCGATTCCTCTAGTTGTCTGACCATCACACACGTAAAAACCATCGTCTGCTAGGAAATATGTTAATCCTGCAAAGTTAATGATTGATCCGGCAGAGATACATCCTAAAGTACGGTTAATAGCGTCAAACTGGAAGAAATACGGACTACCTGCATAAGACATACGGTAGATTGCACGTTCTAAGAACACTAATCCGTACTCACCACCAGCTAAACCTGTGATGTCACCACCGTCAGGTATCACCTGAGAGTCAGATTGACTAGCAAGACCAGGAGTCCAATCTGTTTCATCGTTAATATCAGACCAATAGACCTTGTTTTCTTCGCCAGTTACGTTAGCAGCGACTACAAAGTCCTTAACTACGGTTACATACTTAGCTTCAGGAGCAGCAGCAGCCAAATCTGTAGCGTAAGTAGATACATTTAGCGTGTATTGCTGCAATTTGCTGTCACCGTTAGCCATAATCATCTTATCGCCATACTGAACAGCGTCCCAATATTCAATTGCACTGTATCCAGTAGTGGTTAATGGAGCCATTGCACGAGTACCAGGCGTAAACTTGTACAAATTACTAGCTGAAGCACCAAATAATGATACCGTTCCTGCTGTTTTACCTGCAAAACAAGTCAATAAATCAGCATTAGCATCGTCAGAATACTCAACTTCGTCAAGAATTGGAGCGTATCCATTAGTAACTGGATAACAGTTAACTGCGCCAGTTAAAGCACCTGTAACTCCAGGCTGATCTGGTAGCCATTCACCAAATATTATTCGTTGTTTAGCCATTATTGCCTTGTCCAAGTATCAGATTGTGATGAAACTACTGTCCATGTATTGTCACCAGAAGGAACAATAGTCCAAGTATTCGGTTGTTCTACTACGTTATCCCACTCGTCACCAATTACATGACCGTCTGCGCTTATATCTGCATTTCCTTCTATACCTGCTATTGCGTTCCATACAGCTATTGCTAAACATGAAACCTCTGCGACAGCATCAACTGAAGCAGTACCACTATAATCAACTTCACTACTCGATGTTACCGTAGCCGTTCCATCAATAGCGGCAGTACCTACCTGAATCCTAATACCGTCAGCCGTAACCGTAGCAGTACCGTTAATAGCACCAGTAAAGAATAATGTTCTAGTAGCCTCTGCCGTAACCGTTGCTGTGCCATCTACAGCAGCAGTAGCAAGTATTATTAAGCCACCATTAGCAGTTACAGTAGCAGTACCAATTATTGAGCCAGTAGCACTATAAATAATGCCACCAGCCGCAGTTACCACCGCAGTTGCATCTATAGAGCCTGATGCAGTCTGAATCCTGATACCAACAGCAGAAACCGTAGCCGATCCGTTAATACTTCCTGCACCGTCATAGATAGCAAAAGCGTTTGCTGTTACTGTGGCAAAAGCATCTACCGCAGCAGTGGCTAATACGACATTACCAGAAGCAGCTAATGACGAATACGGTGCTTGTGAATATGCCGATAAACCAAACATTTAGAACACCACCCACTTAGACCCACTCGGTACAGTAACGCTTACTCCGTTATTAATCGTAATAGGGCCAGCACTCATAGCGGAGTATCCACTAGGAATAGAGAATGTTGTAGCTACAGTAAGATTATTTAATACGATACCGTTAGAAGAAGCCATCTGATCTGCAAAAGCAGTATTAGTAGCGTCCTCATGTACAGATTTAGCAGCAGGATAAGTAACAAACACATCCTTGCTATTAGATGCAAACGATATAGGTGAAGTAGTGCCAGAACTATTAGACAATACCGTATCACGAGATAACGTAGTACCTGACGATGTGTAAGTACCGATACCTACTTCCCATGTGTTAGCAGTGCTATCAACGATAGAATAGTAGGTAGTGTTACCGTTACCAATAACAGCAAAAGACTGGAATCCAGCTACAGCACCAGCAAGCGTCAGCGTACCAGTGCCAGCAGTAGTAGATGTTTCCCTAACACGATCTGCGACAACTAGTGGCATTATTTACCCCTTACGCCAGAGTTACGCTAAGACCGCCAATAGCTATCTTAAAGATATCTCCAGATGATATAGTTTTCGATGTGTCCAATGCTGTGTGATACAGCAAGTTACCGCTAGAAGTAGCGTCAAGAATACCGATCCAACCAACTGT